CGCGCCAATGACGCCGGTGAGACGCAACATTGGATAACGGTGCATCCGGACGGCCCGGACAGCAAAGGCACGCCCATGCTCATCACGAGCGGCGGGAAGGTTGTGGGCGGAGCCGGCGGCAAGCTGGACGGCCATATCCTTGAGCACGTCAAGAGCATGAGCGGGGCGCGCGAGCGCGGGAACAAGCCGGAGCGACCGCCCGCGAATGCGCCGGCGGAGCACGACCAGCGCGAGGGCGAGAGCTCCAGCGACCACGCGCACCGGCTCACGGGGATTGCCCAGCGCTCCGGGGCCACGCCGGAGGACCACCGACGCGCGGAACAAGCCCACCTCAAGGCCGCCAAGGAGCTGGACGCGTCCAGCGGGGGCTATTCGGCATGGAAGGAGGCCAACGAGCATCGGAACCGGGCAGCTCGCCACGAGGACGCGCACAAGACCGTTACCCACGGCCCGGATTGGGCTACCAACGAGGCCAACGAGGCCACGGAGCGCACCAAGGCACTCAACCCCAAGCCCAAGACCCAAGAGGATTGGCAGGCTCACTTGAGCGCCCACGCGGAGGCGAGCTCCAAGCACGGCAAGGCTCTGGACGTGCTCAAGCGCCGTGGGGGTGAGGGCACGAGCGCGCAAATGCAAGAGCACCACGTGGCCAGAAACGAGCATTCCCTCAAGGCCCGGGAGGCCATGATAAAGGTGGACCGTTTCGCTAAGGCCAACAAAAAGAAAGACCTCGCGGCGCAAGCGACCGCCGGGGGCTTTGGCGAGCGCCTCAAAGAAATGGAGGGCCGTTTCTCCACCGGGGATTATGCGGCCCTCAACAAGCACTTTCAAGACCGTTGGGGCATGGGCGTCCACGAGGCGCGCGAGGCCAACCAAGCGCTCCGGGCATTCCAGAAAACGGACGAGTACCGCAAGGGCCGGTGGAGCTCCGACCCGGCGGAGCGCGAGCGTATAGGCCAGAAAGAGAACGAGCTCCTTGCGGCCGCTCGCGCGGCGCATGGCGTGCGCGTCTCGCACCACACGGACGCGGACCTTGAGGGCAACAGCGCGGCCGCCAAAGAGCAACGCAAAATGCTGGGCCAAGTGGAGGGCGCGCTGGAGCACTTGGAGAGCCAAGGCTTTGACATCGCCAAGGCCCTCCGCAACGCCAAGGTAGTTTATGCTCCCGGCACCACCGGGCCTCATTGGGGCCACGCATACCAGCTCAAGGACAACGAGGGCGGCCGGACCGGGTATTTCTCGATCCACCACGGGCTCTCAACGCCGGACAAGCTCCAGCGCTACGCGCAGCTTCACGAGCAACGCATGGCGGCCGGAAAACCCAGCCACGGGGCCAGCGACCCGTCCGGGCCGGAGCACGCGGTCCGGGGCACCATCATCCACGAGCTCGCGCACGCGCTGGGCCTCCAGTCGCATATCCAGAGCCCCACCAAGCTCGCGGGTAAGCTGCAAAAGCTCTTTCCCGACCCGGGCGAGCGCCGGAAATTCATTGAGAACAATATCTCCGAATACGCCAACAAGAACGTTAAAGAAACGGACGCGGAGCTGGCAGCTCTCGTGACATCACCGCATTATGTGCGGGGCACTCTGCCTCGCGAATTGGAGGACCACGTTGATGAGCTATTCCACCATAAAGGCCGATAACAAGCGCGTTCCCACGGACGAGCCTATGGCGCCCTCCAGCGAGGAGGACTATTGGAACGCGGATGACGACTATACGGGCGAGTGGCAGGAACACGGCCCCGGCGGAGACGATGACGTGGAGCTGGGCGAGCCGGGCAGCGTCACGGAAGGCGAGGGCAACGCGGAAGCAGACCCGGAATAATGGCCACTAAGGTCCGCCCTCGCGAGCCGGAGACGCCAAGCCCACGGGGAGACGGCCGGCTTAACCCGGTGCGTCCCCCGGCCGGGGTGGAGGCCTATGTCCGGGACCGCATTGAGCGCGAGCTGGACGCCATGCACGCATCCATTCTTTATTGGCTCAAGGCCGGGTGGCGCAAGTCTGACCCCATCACCGTGGCCAATGATGCGGACCCGGCGCGCGAGCTCAAGGACCTCTTGCGCAAGCGTGGGCGCATGTGGGGGCGCAAGTGGCGCGCCATGGCTGAGGCGCTGGCAGAGGAGCTTTCGGGGCGCACCCGGAGGCACGTGGACCGCGCTCTGGAGAAAATGCTCCGGGACAACGGTGTCACTATCCGCTTTCGGATGACGGCCGGAATGCGCCAGACCCTCAACGCCGGGCTCCAAGCGCAAGTGGAGCTTATCAACAGTGTGGGCGCGGCCCATATCGCGGCCGTGGAGGGTTACGTCATGCGCTCGCTCCAGATCGGCCGGGACTTGCAACAGCTTTCGGACGACCTTGAGAGCACGCTGGGCGTCTCGCGGCGCAAGGCGGAATTTATTGCCCGGGACCAGACCAACAAGGCCACGGCCACGATGGCGCGCACGCGCGCGCTGGAGCTGGGTTGCACGGAGGGCGAATGGTTGCACTCCGCCGGCGGGAAGGTGCCCCGCCCCTCGCACGTGGCATTCTCGCGCAAGCGCTATGACCTCGCCAAAGGCGCGTATCTGGACGGCAAGTGGACATGGCCCGGGGTTGAGCCTAATTGCCGTTGTGTCTCGCGGCCCATCCTCCCGACGCTAGGAGCGAAACGATGAATACCTTTGTGGACCTCGTGCAAGTCTATGTGACCTCCAGCGGGACCGGGCCTTTCGCGCTGGGCGCGGCCGTGGCGGGTTTCGATGGCGTGGGCGCACTCGTGAACGGGGCGAGCTATTCCTATTCGGTCCAGCAAGGCAGCAACTTTGAGGTGGGCGTGGGCACTTACGTCCTCGCCACCAACAGCCTCACGCGGACGGTGCTCAAATCCAGCAACGCCGGCAACCCGGTGGCTTTCGATGTCAACGCGGAGCTCTCTTTCACCTTCACAGCGGAGGACATTGCGGCGCTCATCGCGCAGGCCAGCACCACCGGCGCTACGGCCAAGGCCGCTTTCAATGCATACGGCCTCCAGTGGGCCGCGTGGTTCAACGCCACGCCGGCGGCCAACGAGCTTTTGGCGCTCTACACGAGCCCCATTGCCTTCGCCTACAACCCCAACTTTGCCGGCGCCCAGAGCGGGCCTCCGGCGGTCAACCCCGCCGCCGCTTTCGTCATGACCGTGGAACAAAACCTTGCCGGGACCGGAGGGTGGACGGCCGTGGGCACTGTGACGGTGGGGACGGACGGCGGGGTGGCTCTGGCCACAACGGGGGGCTCCGTGGTATCCGTGGGCGTTGGGGACCGTTTGCGCGTGCTCGCGCCGGCGGTTGTGGACACGGCGATTGAGGGCTTTGCCGTGACCTTCAAAGGGTTTATTCCATGACGGACGATTTGCTCCCGCAAGGCCACGAGGGCTTGGTTGTCATTTTCAAGGACGCTACCGGCTCTTGGAAAATCGTGAGCGCGGACGAGCCGCTCCCCGTTTCCAGCTCTGGAGGGGGCACGCCTCAAGTCCAAGTCATCGCGGCCGCGCTTCAAAACCCGGGCACGGAGAGCACCACGCCCCTCGTGGCCAACGACACGGCCACCGGCGCTTGGCAGTGGAACAGCTTCACGCAATCGCGTTTCACCGTGGCGGCCGGAGCGGACCAGAACGGGCACCTCTATCTTGAGTGCTCTCCGGACGAGGGAGCGACCGTTTATGCGGTGGCGGACGCGGCTGTCCCAGCGGATGGCTGGGCCCAGCTCACCACCATCATGGTGGGATGGCCGATGATGTATCGGGCGCGTTTCGTGAACGGGGATAACCCGCAAGGCCATTTTGTTTTGGCTCACAATCTCACTTTCTCTTGAGGATTTGGACCTATGCCCACCCCCCTCCTCCTTTTCGCCGGCTCGCGCACGGATAGTGTGAGCGTGGTTTACGGTACGCTGTCGGAGGACAATGCCTATTCCAACGCCACTTATTCGGACGCTGGAATAAACGTGGCGAACGGCGCGGCGAAGGTGCAGTTTTACGACCCGGCGGCCGCACCGCTCTTGTCTCCGTTTACTGTAGGAGAGGGCCACTCCCTCTATTTTCACGCATGGGTGGGAATGAATTTCAACGGCGCCGGCTACAACGGCGCTATCTTGATTTTCTATGACAGTGCGGGATACCCGTGGATACAGGTTCTCGCCTATGGGCAATGGCAATACAACAGCGGCACCGGGGCCGCGCCAGTCTGGACCGACTTTGGAGACAATACCTACGGCATGGTGGGGCTCAATCGGAACCAAGGCGCTTTGGACGTAAAGATTGATATTGCAGCGGATGGCGTCCACACGGTTTTTATGGCCGCCAATGGCCTCCAAGCCATGGCGCCGGTCACGTTCAATCAGCCGCTTATGACCGGGCTGTCCTATGTCGTCATCCAGCACGACAACAGCAACACGGAAAGCGTTTGGAGCCAAATTCTGGTCACGCAAGACCTCTCCACCGTAGGCGCAACCGTCACTACGTGTCGGGGAACAGCCGCCGGCACTCACGCGGATTGGACCGGCTCCGTGACGGACGTTAACGAGGTTTTCACGGACCTTGCCAACAGCAACCAAGCGCTCGCGGCCGGGCTCTCCCAATCGTATGACATGGGCAATGTGACCGTGCCGGAAGGCTCCGTAATCGAAGGGGTTTTTGCCTTCATCATCGCCAAGACGGACGGCACGAGCCCGGAAAATATCTCAATGCTCTGCCGCACCGGCGCGGCCGTGGACCACGAGAGCGGCAACCTCAACGGGGTTGGTGTGGCGTGGAGCGGAGCCGGTGCGCGGTACGATGTTAACCCGGATACGGGGGAGGCTTGGACCCAAGCGGAGTGGAATGCCCCCGTGCAACTTGGCTTTACCAGCGAGGCTTAAACCATGCTCCTCAATCGCGTTAAGGCCCTCACGGCCACGACAACCAACGGGACCGTCACTCTGGGCGCGGCCGTGGCGCCCTACCTGCCTTGGTCCAGCTCCGCCGTGGATGGTGGGAGCTACTCCTACCTCATTGAGGACGGCACCGCGTGGGAGCTGGGCAGAGGCGTCTATTCCGCCGGCGCCGGCACGCTCACCCGGCCCGGCCCGGGATTGGACCCGACTTTTGAGAGCTCCACCGGCGCGCTCCTCGTGTTGTCCGGGGGCGCCTCCGTGGCATGCGTGGCCAACAAGGCGGATTTTGCGCCATCCGGCTCCCGTGTGCTTTTGCAAGACGTGGAGGTCACGGGGGCAGAGCCCTCCGTGGTGCTCACCGGCATGGATGCGACCAAATACCTCAACTATGAAATTGAGATTTGCGATGCTCTCGCGGACGGCGCTTTCGGCCTCCAAATGTCAACGGATGGCGGGGCCACATATGACACCGGCGGAAACTATGATTGGTCCATGACCGTGTGGGGGTCCGGGGGTTACAACAACACCATCCAAGGCGCCAATTCCACGAGCATTGAGCTCCCGGAGGGGTCAAACGCCTCACCCAACGGGGCCGGTCTGCGCGTGGTGCTCTTTAACCCGGGAAGCACCACCAACAACAAGCAAGTCACTTTTGCGGGCTCCGTGTCATCGGCGGACGGGGCCAACTATAGCCAAATTGGCGCCGGTCGCTATCGCAACGCCACGGCCGTCACCGCAGTCCGGATTGTCCCGGCCACCGGCAACGTGCAAGGCGGCCGTTTCCGGCTTTATGGGATTGTCGCCTAATGCCCGGCTTTGGCCCCGTGGCCTCCGCCCCCGTGGCCAGCGATCCGTCCAGCACCCCGCCGGCCGGCAATTTGCAGGTTGCGGAGCAGAGCGCGGTTGTCGTTGTCCAGCGTCGGGGAGCGTTGGTTGCGGAGCAGAGCGCGGTTGTGGTAATCCAGCGGAGGGGGGCGCTCGTTGCGGAGCTTTCGGCCTATGTGGCCGTGTTCCCCGCGCCAGCTCCTCCTCCACCTCCGCCCACGCGGCGCCGTCAATACTACCTGTCTTGAGGACGATATGGCCACGATTGCACCCACCCGCCGCGCTCGCTCCGGCTCTGTGCTGGCCTTCGACTTCACCAGCGCGCGGACGGTGGACGAGGACGGCCGCCTCCACGTCAAAGATTGCCCAATCACCAAAGCCACCGTCAACGGCTACTATGGGTGGGAAATTCCGGGCTATGAGGAATTGGGGCTGGACCCAAAAAAGGAGTATATGCTCCTCCGCGATCCGGAGGAGCTCAAGCTGGCCGCCTCGCGCTTTGACGGCCAGCCGCTCCTTGATGACCATATCCCCCATGACGCGGACAACCCGCGCAAGATGCACGTGGCCGGCTCCGTGGGCGCCGGGTGCTATTTTGATGGGGAATATATCCGGACCCCGCTTTTGAGCGTTTGGGACCAGAAAGATATTGACGCGATTGAGAGCGAAGAAAAACGGGAGCTTTCATGCTCTTACGCTTACGACCCGGTTATGAAACCGGGCGTTTTCAAGGGCTTGCGTTATGACGGCCGAATGGTTAACATTCGCCCTAATCACGTTGCGCTAGTGCAGAAAGGCCGGGCAGGCCGGGACGTGCTGGTAATGGACGCTTTGCCGAAGGGGCTCAAGATGAAGCGCAAGACCTTTGACCGTTTCGCCGTCTCCGCGCGGGCCCTTCTGGCCAATGACGCGGACATTGACGCCAAGGAGCTTATGGAGCTCTTGGGTCATGCCGCACAGAGCGGCGAAGGCGCGGACGATGACGACACCACCGATGACCCCAACGACATGGGCGCAATGGACGAGGCCATGCCAGAGGCCGCCATGTCCTACCTCAAGGGCAAGCTCACGGACGATGAAATGAGCGAGCTGGGCAAGTGCTGGAAAGCGCCGGCCGATGACGCGGACCCCGATGACAAAAAGGACCCCGATGACGAGGACGGCGATGGCGAGGACGGCAAGGGCAAGGCGAATGACCGCGCGCCACGTGGCCGCCGCCGCCGCGTTGCCAATGACGCGGCCGCAATCCGCAATCAGGTGGTGGCAGAGCTCTCCGCGTGGAATACCGCGTGCGAAAAGGTCCGTCCCCATATCGGCACCGTCAAGCTCGCCATGGACGCGGTGAGCGGTGGCGCGGCCACCCTCTATAAGCGCGCTCTGGACGCTCATGGCGTGAGCCACGCGGGTGTCCGGGACGTGGTGGCTCTGGAGCGCATGGTTGACATGCTCCCCGGCACCTCTCGCCCCACCTTGGCGCACGATAGCGCGCCGGGTGAAGCAAGCCCCTTGGACGCCATCCTTTCGGGTGCCGTCCGTGTTAGCCGGAGCTAATCGCCATGCCTTTCCAGAACGTAGTCAACACCTATCCCAGCCCGGCCGTTGAAGGCGACTTTGCCAGCGAGAACCCGCGCAAGTCCATGACCGTGGGCGATAGCGCCCTTGTCACGGCGGAGGCCGGTGTCACGCTGGGCCGCTTTGCATGGGCGGACGCCACCGGACAGGTGCGTAACACCAACAGCGGCGGGACGGCGCCGTACCGGCTGGGCTTTGCGGCCCGCTCCGGCCAGCCGCTCGCATTTATCAACACGTGGCTCGTGGGCTCCAACCTCACGGTCCCGGAAGGCTTGCCCATCGTGCTCCACACGGACGCGGACGTATGGGCTCGCGTGACCGTGGCGGCCGCAAGCCTTGGCCAGAAAGCCTTTGCGAGCGAAACGGACGGCACCATCCAGCCGGGTGCGGCCGGGGCCACCATCGCGGGGTATGTCGAAACCCCGTGGTATTTCGTGAGCGCGGCTCCCGTGGGCTCGCTCGCCATGTTGAGCCAAGGAGGTTAATTCCAATGCGCCAGTCTGAATTTAACCGCCTTGTGTCGCTGGGCGTCCATGTCCCGCCCACGGCCATCCTCCTCACGGAGCCCATGCGCGAAAACCCGCGCTTGGCAATGGACGCGGTTGCGCGCGAGCTGGGCGTTGCCCGGCGCGCGAATGACAGCATCCCGGGCCTCGTGACCACGCCCAACGCCGGCATCCCGGCCTATCTGGCCAACTATGCGGACCCGGAGATGATCCGGGTCATCACGGAGCCGATGAAAAGCGAGGAGGCCTATGGTTCCACGCAAAAAGGCAACTGGACCACGTTCTCCACGGAGTTCCGGGTCATCGAAAGCACCGGCTACGTCACCAGCTATGGGGACTATGCCGAAAGCGGCACCAGCGGTCACAACGTCAACTTTGTGTATCGCCAGAGCTACCATTTCCAGACCTTCACCCGTTGGGGTGAGCGCGAGACGGAAATTGAAGCGCTGGCCGGTGTGGCATATGTGTCGGAGCAGAATGTTGCGAGCGCGCTCAACCTCGCCAAGTTCTCCAACAAGGCCAACTTTTACGGTGTGGCCAATCTGGAGCTCTATGGCGCGCTCAATGACCCGGCGCTCTTTGCCCCGATCAGCCCCACCCCCAAGACCGCCGGCCCCAGCACGACCGAATGGGGCGCGGGCACTCCGCCGGAGCAAATCTATGCGGACGTGCAAGCGCTCTACAACCAGCTCTTGAGCCAAATGGGCAACAACCTCAACAAGGGCGATGCAATGACGCTCGTGTTGTCGCCCGACAAGGACACGTGGCTGGAAAACGCCAACAGCTTCGGCACGCTCACGGCGGCCCAGTATATCAAGCGCGGCTTTCCCAATCTCAAGATTGTGACCGCGCCGGAGCTGGACACCACCGGGGGCTCGCTCATGCAGCTCCGCGTGGACAAGGTGGACGGCAAGGACACCACCTATTGCGGCTTCACGGAGCGGATGCGCAACCATCGCGTCATCGAAAAAAGCTCCTCGTGGTCGCAGAAAAAGAGCGCCGGCACGTGGGGTTTCATCATGCGCTACCCCATCGCGCTCGCCCAAATGCTGGGCATCTAATCGCGACGCCCCGGGCTACGGTCCGGGGCTCCTCGCTTCCACCCAAGGAAAGACACCTCCATGGCTTCCAAGCCCACCAATTTGACACCTCCCGGCCCGGCTCTCCCGGAGGCGAAGGCCAAGAGCGGCGCCACGTGCTCGCTTGCGTGCAATCTCCCCCACGGGCTCGTCATCGTCCACGAGGGCAAAAAGCTCACCGTGGCCGGCTCCAACCACCCGCGCGCAATCCAGACCGGGTTGGCGTTCTCGTCCAAGTGGGGCATCACCCATGACGTGGACGAGGAGTGGTTTGACCATTGGTGCGCAAACGCTCCTCACGCGGCCGTCCGCAACGGCCATATCGTCAAGAACACGCGAAACAAGATTGAGGACCACGCGGAGGCTCTGGGCGATGGCGTCAAGACCTCTACGGACCAGCTTGACCCGCTCAAGCTCCCCGCCGGGGTGGAGACGAAAACAGAGGAGGATTAAGCGAATGGCGGCCGTCACGTTCGTCTATGCTACGTGGGCCGCCCGCTTTCCAGCTCTGGCCGCACAGGTGGCAGAGCCCCAAGCGCAAGCCATCTTTGACGAGGCCCAATATGTGGCCTTGGGCAACGACCTCCCGGGCCAAGCTCCGTCCATCATTTGCGACGAGGCCCGCCGGCTCGCCCTATTCAACCTGCTTGTGGCCCACATGGCCGTGCTGGAGCTCCGCAACGGCCTTGCCGGCGGGGCCGGGGCTGGCATGGTGGGCAACGTGGCCAGCGCCGGGGAGGGTTCCGTCAACGTGTCACTCGCCTCCTACCCGGTGGGGACCGGCAAGTGGTATGAGCAAACCCAATACGGTGCCCAATTCTGGCAAATGCTGGCGGCATTCCGGACGGCGCGCTATATCCCGGGGCCCCCGGCCTACACGGGCGTCCCTCGCGTGGCGGGCCGATGACATGGCAGAGTGGAGCGGCGGAGACGCCCTAAAGCGCATTCTTGCCGGCTTGTCCGGCAAGCTTCGCAACGCCAAGGAGGTGGCCGTGGGCTACCCGGACGGCTCCAAATACCCGGACGGCACGCCCTTTGCCACGGTGGCCGCCGCCAACAACTACGGCGCGCCCTCGCGCGGCATTCCTCCACGGCCGTTCTTTTCCAACGCGGTCCAAGCCGGCAAAAAGACGTGGGGCCCGCTCCTCGCGGACCAGCTCAAGGCGCAAGGCTATGACGCGGCCAAGGCTCTGGAGCTCACCGGAACGCAAATGGCGTTCAATATCGCGGAAAGCCTCGTGGATACGAATGGGCCGCCGCTCTCCCCGGTCACGCTCCTCTTGCGCGAGCGCTTCCCGACCCGCACCGGCATGACCTTTGCGGACGTGCTCCAAGCGCGCCGGGACGTGGCCAGTGGCAAGGTGAGCAGTCTGTCCGGCACCGGCGCCAAGCCGCTCGTGTGGACGGGCCAGCTCCTCCAGCACCTCTATGGGCCCAGCGCCGTTGAGGTGCGCTCATGAACCTCCGGGACCTCGCGCACGGCCTCACGGCCACGGTAAACCCCGACACCATCGGGGACGTTTACGTCAACACCGGCCCGGTGACGGGCTACGGCGGCAAACGCGTGCCCGGCTTCACCCACTACGCCAACCAAGCGCTCCAAGTGCAAGCCATGAGCTATGGCGCCCTCCAGCGGAGCGAGGCCCTCAACATTCAAGGCGTCAAGCGGCAAGTCTATTTCAACGGCGCGCTCCGGGGCATTGAGCGGCTGGCCGGCGCCGGCGGGGACATGCTGGGCTTCAACGGGGCCTATTGGCTCGTGGTGGACGTGCTGGAGGAATGGGACACGTCCGGATGGTGTAAGGTGCTGGTGGTCCAGCAAGTGGACCCGCCGGAGAATGTGGTTGAGGCGTCATGAGCGGCCCCGCGCTCTCTTTCACGGAATTGGACGTGCTGGAGCAAGTCCGGCAATTCCTCTTGGCCGTGCTCCCCGCCGGGGTGGACGCCATCCAAGGGCAGGATAACCGCGTCCCGGAGCCGCTCGTTGGGGACTACGTGGTCATGACGACCATGGGCCAAGTGCGGCTCTCCACGACCGTTGAGACGTTTTCCGTGGTATCGGACGCGGGCCAGCTCGCGCTCCAAGAAAGCACGGAATTTAAGGTCCAGCTTGATGTCCATGGCGACAATAGCGCGGCCAACGCGGCGGCCATCGCCATGGTGTGGCGGAGCTCATGGGCGTGCGCGTTTCTGGCCGGCTCCATCGTCACCCCGCTCTATACGGACGACCCGCTCCAGACCCCGTTTATGAACGCGGAGGAGCAATATGAGACGCGGTGGACCGTGACCATTTACCTACAGGCCAATCCCGTGTTAACCATGCCACAGGACTTCGCCAATGAGCTGGGTCCTGTGCAAATTTACGAGGCGGACCAATGAGCACTCCAAGCATTCCTATCGACTTTGTGGCCAGCGTGACCCCGGCGGTTGACGCGGCCGGTGGCGCGGGTGTGGACGTGGTTGGCCTCGTGCTCACCACCAACCCAACCGTCCCGGTGGGCGAGGTGCTCTCGTTTGACGACGACACGGCCGTGGCGGACTATTTCGGGGCAATCTCCCCGGAGGCTGCTTTTGCCACGACCTATTTTCAAGGGTACGACAACGCACCCCAACAGCCGGCCGTGATCCGGTTTGCTCAATTCCCCCTCACCGGGGTTCCGGCCTATCTCCAAGGCGGCACGCTCGCCACGCCTCTCGCGGAGCTCGTGGGCCTTTCCGGGACCATTTCGCTCACCATCAACGGGGCGCCGGTGGTTTCCGGAAACATCAACCTTGCCGGGTTGACGAGCTATTCCGCCATTGCGGCGGCAATCCAGACCGGATTGGCCTATTCGGATGCGGTGGGGACGGCCTCCATTGCGGCGAACAGCAACGTGCTGGACGTGACGGCGATTGCCTCCGGTGAGTATGCCGTGGGCCAGACCGTTATTGACCCCGGTGCCACTCTCCCGGCCGGCCTCACCATCGTGGAACAGCTCACCGGCGCGACCGGCGGGATTGGCACCTACCAGCTTAACAAAGTCGTGGTCGCGGGCTATGCCTCCGGCTCCGTGCTGGGCGGCCCGCTCACGGTGGCCTATTCCAGCCAACTGGACGCCTTCACGCTCACCACCGGCACGCCGGGGGCTACCGACGCCATCACGGTTGCGACGGACGGCACCCTCTCCACCCCACTCAAGCTCACGGCGGACACCGGCGCCACGGTGAGCCCGGGCAGCGGCCCGGCCGTTGCGGCCTCGTTCATGGCTGGCCTCGTGGCCACCAACAACGATTGGGTGACGTTCGGCACCATTTGGGAGCCCACCGACACGCTCAAGGAGGCGTTCGCCGCGTGGGTCAATACGACCAACGACCGATATGCCTATGTGTGCTGGAGCACGGAGGCGGCGGACACCAACCCCAACGCCACCACCGGCGCATTCCTCGCCATTTCCACGGCGGGCTATGACGGCACCTATTACACCTATGCGCCGGTCAACGGCGCGCTCAAGGCCGCTTTCATCATGGGCGCGGCCGCGTCCATTGACTTCAACGCGGAGGACGGGCGCCAGAATTTCGCCTTTCTCACCCAAACCGGGTTGGCTCCGGACGTGGTGGACCTCACCACGGCCCAGACCCTCAAGGCGAAGGGCATCAATTTTTATGGCCGCTTGGCTTCCACCAAGCAAACATTCAACCGCGAAATGTTTGGCGCCGTCACGGGAAAATTCTTGTGGATGGACAGCTATATCAACCAAGTGTGGTTGAATGACGCCCTCAAGACCGCGCTTTTCCTCTTGCTCGCCAACTCGCCCAACCTGCCCTATACCACGGCGGGCTATGCCACTATTGTGCAAGGATTGTCGGACCCGATTGAAGCGGGTTTGAATTTTGGCGCCATCCAACCCGGCGTGACGCTCACGGCCTCGCAAATCAGCGAGGTCAACACCAAGGCCGGCATGAATATCGCCCAGACCATCACCAACGAGGGCTGGGCGCTCGTCATCCAGCCGGCAAGCGGCGCCGTGCGCGCGGCGCGCGGCTCTCCGCCAATCCTGTTTTTCTACGCGGACGGCCAGAGCGTCCAAGGGCTCAACCTCACCAGCACGGAGGTGCAATAATCCGCCATGGGTAACATTACCGCCGCAAATGCAATCCTGTCCATCACCGTGGCCAGCCTCTACACCACGCCGGTGCAAATTCAGGGGTTCGCCACGGATGACGCCTTTGACTTTCCGGACGTGGAAGGACTGGAAACCATGCTTGGCGTGGATGGGGTGCTTTCCGCCGGGTGGCTCCCCGTCACCTATCCGCAAGACATCACTTTGCAGGCGGACAGCGCAAGCAACCTCGTGTTCGATAACTGGCACCAGACCCAGCGCCAGCTCGGCACCCCGCTCGTGGCGTCCGGCACCGTGATCCTCCCGGCCACGGGCATCCAATACAATCTCACCAACGGCTATCTCAAAGGCTACAAGCCGGCGCCGGGGGCCAAGAAAATTCTCCAGCCGCGCAAGTATTCCATCATTTGGGAGCGCCTCTTGGCCTCCGCATACGGCGGGATTTAAGCCATGCTGGACCACGTGGACGTGGTGGTTCCCTATGAGGGGGAGGACAAGGGCAAGGTCTTTCGCATCAAGCCCATGTCCGCGTGGAAGGCCGAAAAGTGGGCATGGCGCGCCATGGGCGTGCTGGCCCGCTCCGGCATGGACCTTCCGCCGGTGGAGCTCATGGGGAATTTCGTGGTGGTCGCGGCCTTTGGGCTGGAGGCGCTTTTCAAGGCCTCGTTTGAGGAGGCGGAGCCTCTCTTGGATGAAATGATGTCTTGCGTTTACATCGTCCCGGACCCGTCCAATTTCCCCAACGTGGACCGCGCGGACATCGAGCATGACATCAAGGTCCCGTCCACTATCCTTTGGCTCCGTGACCAAGTGCTGGAGGCTCATACGGGTTTTTCCGTGGCCGCCGCCCTATCGAATTTGAGGGCTCTGGCGACGGCCGCGAGTGGGAGCTCTGCGAATACCCCAATGTCCCAGCCCGATACCTAGGCGTCCTTCTGGAAACGCGGATGGCCACGTTGCGCGAGCTCCAGACCGTCTATAGTGTGGAGGACGCGCAAGACTTGCTAGAGGTCGTCCTCGTCAAAGGCGAGAACGAGTGGAGGGCTTCCCGCGCCAAGGAGGACTAGGACGTGGCGAATATCATTGATAGCTTGCTCGTCACGCTAGGGCTGGACACCAAGGACTTTGACAAAGGCAAGGTCCGGGTGGACCAAGGCCTCAAGGATAGCGCGGAGAATGCCCGCAAGCGCGGCGGGGAGGTTGAGGACAGCGCCAAAAAACAGGGGCTCGCTTTCGCCAAGCTGCGGGGCGAGCTCGTGGGGCTCCTCGCGGCATACGTCTCCGCCAAGTCCATCACCCAATTTGCCATGCACAACGTGCAAGCCACGGCGGCCGTGGGCCGGACCTCGCAAGTGCTCGCCATGGGCACCAACACCGTCAACGCATGGGGTGACGCCATCAAGGCCGCCGGCGGGGACGCCAACGAGGCCGCCGCCGCCTTCGGCAAAATCGCGGACATTCGCGCCAATTTCGTGCGCAACCCCGGCGCGCTCAACATGCCGCTCATGGGTCAACTTGGCATCAAGTCCAAAACGGATTTCGATGACGAGGAGGGGCTCATGTATAAGCTCGCGGACCAATACCAGCGCGAGCTTGCCGTGGCCAAAACCAAAGGCCCCGGTGAGGAGAAAGTGGTGGCAGCCACCTATCGCCAGCGTCTCCAAGAGCTCCTTGGCCTTTCCGATAACTGGATTGCCATGATAGAGCGTGGCCGGCCGGCGCTCCAAGCGGAGATTGAGCTCTACAAAGAGCGCGACAAGGTGACGGCGGCGGACGCGGAGGCCGCGCGCGCCACGGCTCAAGAATTTGAGCACCTTGAGGCCAGCCTCAACGGCCTTTTCCGGGCCTTGGGAGGCGTGGCGGTGGTGCGGACCACGGCGGACCTTTTCGACTTTCTCGCGTCCGGTGGCCTCAAAATGAATGACGGCATGAGGCATGTGGCGCTAGGGTTTTATGCCCTCACCCACCCTCTGGCCACGGTGGCGGCCATCCTCGCTAAAATGGGCGTCATATCGGCAGACGCGGCTAACGCCGTGGGGGCGCTTTCCGGGGGCAATCCGCCCGCGTGGATGCTGGAACATGACGCGGGGCCGCCGGGAGCTCTGGGCAACCCCGGGGGCACTATCCCCACGCAAGCCGGCGGGGCGGGCTATGACGCGGTGGTGGGCAATGGCAAATTTGGCTCACCCAACGGCAAGCTCTCGGACATGACCGTGGGGCAGGCCATCCAATTTGGTGCGCAGGTGCTCAAGCCCAACACACGGGCCGCCGGCATCGGGCGCGATAGCCGGGGGCTCTTGGGCTCGTCCGCGATGGGCGCCTATCAAATCACAGCGGAAACGCTCCAGCGCATGGCCCCGGGCATTCTGGGCCGGGACTGGCAAAATCAGAAATTTGACGCGGCCGCTCAAGAGAAAATCGCGGAGGCCATTTTCAACCAGAGCAAGGGCGGAAACCTCCATAACATTTGGGCCAATCCCCGGATAAGCTCGCGCCCCGGCGCCTATGCCAACATGAGCTGGGCACAGGTGCGCGGGCTCATTATGGCCGGGGAAGGCACCGGCGCCCCCGCCGCGCGCCACAACGGCCCACCGGCCGGCCACCCGGCGCTCAACCCGGGGCGCTATGATGCGGCCAGCGCGCGCCTTTACACGCACGGGGGAGCCGGAGGCGGAAATACCCACGTCTCCGTCCACGTGGACGCGCGCGGAGCGCACGACCCGCACCGGGTTGCCACCCTCACCGGCCAGAGCGTAAAGCACGCCATGCGCAAGCGCGGCCGCGTGGCCAACAGCAACACCGGAGTGGGTTAGACCATGGCAAATCCCGCCACCCCCACCGTCCCTAACGCCCAAGGCGTCCCGCCGGTGAACGGTGCGGCCGGAAGCACCCCCGCGCCAGTCACAGCGGCCACCAGCGACGGCAACGCTATCGTGGTCACGGGGGCCCAATTGAAATGGGGCATTCACCTCACCACCGGCGCGGACTATTTCGCCAACAGCGTGGGCCCGGACAGCTATGTGGAGGTGGACGACACGGCGGAGTGGTCTATCCCCGACTATCCTACCGAAACGGGGGGCTTTGAGAGCTACAACAAAGTCACCAAGCCCGGCACGGTCCAGCTCGTGTTGGCGAAGGGGGGCACGGTCCAGAGCCGGCAAGCATTCCGCAACGCGCTGGACGCGCTCGCGGCCTCCACCACGCTCGTCAATATCCTTACCCCGGGGCGGACGTATCGCGGCTACAACCTTACCCGGGTGGGCGCCACCCGCACGCCGGAAAAAGGCGCCGGGCTCATCCAAGTCAACGTGACTTTCACGCAAGTCCGGACCACCGTGACGCTCGCTTTTAGCAACGTCTCCGACCCCTCTGCCTTTGGCAACGTGAGCGGGGGCGCGGTCCAGACCCAAGCACCCGCCGGCAACCAAACCCCCGGGAGCCCGCCGCAATGAGCGCCCTCATCATCCCTCTCCAGCCGCTTGCGGACCAGACCATTCAAGTGTTTCTGGGCGGGCAGAATTGCACCATCCGGGTCTATCAGCGGCGCTATGGGCTGTTTGTTGACTTGTATATCAACAACACCCTCGTCCGCTCTGGAATGGAGGCGCTCAACCTCGTGCAAATCGTTCGGGACCCCTACCTTGGCTTTGTCGGGAATATCTATTTTTTCGACACCCAAGGCACCTTGGACCCCACCTATGACGGGCTGGGCGGCCGTTTCGTGTTTCTCTATGACCCGGACTTGGTGGCGGGCCCATGAGCATTTTCAAAAAGCGCGCCATGAACGTTCGGTTTACGCTGGACGCCACGGCCGGGACCTTCACGGAGAGCGGCACCAATACCGTGGACGTGTCGGGGGTGCGGATGCGCGCCACGCTCGTCAACAACATGAGCACCACCATGGATAGCCTTGAGCTGGAGGTGTGGGGCTTGCCGCTCTCGATCATGAATAAGCTCACCATCCTCCAAAATGGTTATACCCAAAACATCGCCAACCAAATCGCGCTCACGGCCGGGGACGACCTCAACCAAAGCCTCATTTTCCAAGGCCAGATTTTCACGGCATGGGCGGACTTTTCAAACCAGCCGGAGGGCGTGCTCCTCGTGCAAGCCTTCGCGGCCCTCACGAGCGCCTATAAGTCCGTGCCCCCGTTGAGCTATAAGGGCACCGTGGACGCGGCCACCGTGGCCAGCTCCATCGCGCTCCAAATGGACCCCCCGCTCACCCTCGTCAATTCGGGCGTCAACGTCCAGCTCCAAGACCTCTATCTCCCCGGGGACGCTCTTGCCCAGCTCCGCCGGCTCGCGGAGCAAGCGGATTTTGAATGGTCCACGGATGACCCGGGTATCCTCGCAATCTGGCCACGGGGGCAGGCCCGCAACAGCGCGGCCGTGCAAGTGGACAGCTCCACCGGGCTCGTGGGCTTCCCGTCCTACAATGACAGGGGCATTGCCTTTACCACGCTGTTCAACCCCTCGCTCCGGGTCAATGGGCCGGTCAACCTCACCAGCCAAAGCTCGCCGGCAAGCGGCACGTGGTTCCCGCTCTCCGTGACGCATGACCTTGAGGTGGAAATTCCCAACGGCCGGTGGTATTCCCACATTGAGGCCCAGCGCTTCACAGGGCAAGGGAGCCAAGCCGGGACATGACCAACGACTTTACCGGGTTTGCGTCCGCCCACGACCAAGGGGACGACTTTGCCCAGCTCCATTTTATGGTGAAGCAAATGCTTCGGGGGCAGGCCACGGCCACTATCGTCAAGGTGCTCGCCGTGACCAACACCGGCGGCCTCTCCCCGGTGGGCTTTGTTGATGTC